ACTCTTAATCAGGGTGTCCAGGGTTCGAACCCCTGGTGGTCCACCAAATAAACCCGCACAGTAGTGCGGGTTTTTCTTTTGACATCATTTTTGTCAGGGTACCTTTTGACATCATTTTGACATCAATTAGAATATGCTTGAAATCTTTTCTACTACATCGGCTTCCATAATCGGAGTAACGTGAGAGTAGGTGTCCATCGTTTGTTGGTACGAGGAGTGGCCAAGCCTCATCTGTACGACTTTAAAGTTTACACCTGCTTCCAATAATAAGGTAGCGTGTGTATGACGAGTATCGTGCATCGTAAAGTCAGGTCTACCGATTGCGGTGGCCAATTTTTTGCATTTTAGTGAAACCTTAGCTGGATCACGAGGATTTCCAAACTTACCGGGGAATACGAGATTATTATTTCTCCAGTTCGTTGATTTTAATCTTCGTTTATCGACGTGTGTGCGAAGTTTTAGGAGTTCCGCGATAGTTTTATCGTCGAGTGAGATAGAACGCCTAGACGAGCTGTTTTTAGTTGTTTTAGAGATAGTTGTGACTTCATCGATACGTAAAACTGTCTGATTGACGGTTAATATCCTTTGTTTAAGATTGACATCATCCCAGGTTAAACCGAGTATCTCGCTACGGCGTAAACCTGTAGTAAATGCGAGCTTAAACAGGGCACGCCATTCGACATCATCGATTTGCTCAAGGAAGGTTTCTACTTCTTCCTTGGATAATGTTACCATCTCTCGCTTACGCTCTTGTTTGGGTTTCTTGACTAACGTGGCCACGTTCTTCGATATTATCTCATCCATGACCGCCTGTTTAAGGATAGCCCTAAGAACGGTTAGTGTGTAGCTGATAGTCCGCGCCGATAAGTGGCTTATGCTATCCATTAAAGCTCGTACGTTTAATGCTGATAGCTCAACTAATCGTATCGAGCCTATGAAAGGTACAATATAGGTTTTAATAATATATTGATAAGAGGAGAGGGTATTTTGTGAAATCGTATCCTTCTTAAGTCGGATCCAATACCCGCACCATCTCTCAATCGTAATTGTATTATCGTAGTTAGCACATTGTGTTAGTGATTCAACGTAGGCATCACGTTCAGCAATAGCAGCTTTCTTGGTAGTACCATAAAAGTATTTACGCTTACCGTTTATCGTCTTTGATACCTGGTAGCGTCCATCGGTTCGTTTTTTAGCCATATCTTCAATCCTTATAATAAACAAAAAAAGATGAGGTCCTGTTCCATAAGAACAAGACCTCATCTTTAGTTGCGGCTAAACCGCTTATAATGATTTTAGTTTGGGGCTAAACCCCTTTGTTCTTACATTATAGAATAGATGTTAAAAAAAATCAACAATTTTTGGGCTTTATTACAATTTTACTTTATATTGTATAAGTCTTTCATAACTGCTCGAATTTTATCAGTAGCCTGCCTATCTACTCGCATATTATAAAGCGCATCTTTAGGATATCTAGGGTTTTGTATGCGTATTTTGCTTACAGTCCTGATTTGTGAGACGATAGCAACCGTGCCTGCGTTTAACCGCGACACCTCTTCCATAATTATATTGTGCTTAGCAATTAGGCCTTTAGCTTCCTTTAGCTGTTTTTCAAAACGTTTAATATCATTATCTGTTATCGTTTTTGGATCAGTACTTTCGACTTCCTTTATAAAGTCACTACATTTGTCCAACATCTTTCCGGACTCATTCAGAAGGACTGTAAATAATTCTGTCCCCAAATAAACATCTGATTTATATAAGGTACTAGGGCTCTCTTTATTAGGCTTTAAAGACCTTAGAGGGACGACAGTGACTGTGCTGCTTTTAGTATTACTTGGTGCCAGTACTATAGCATAATGCAGACCACCAAATTCAGAACCTATCCCAAATCCGAAGTCTACTTTAACTATGTCACCAGGTCTAAATTGCGGAAAATACTTCGGGTCAAAAGTATCTTCTTGTTTTATATATCTTAAATAATTACGCAGCCAATAATAGAGCAGGGCCGCCTTGTGTTGGTCTGAATCCAGTATATTTTTTAAAAACGTACTTATGCTATTTGCAAGTTCAGCTATTTTAGATGTTAAAGCACCTTTGTTTTCTGGCTTTTTTAAATCCATTTAGATCCTCCTTTGCTATGCGTTTTATATCCCAAATATCCCTCTAATGATGCTACGATTACGTTCATGTTTAGCTTTTCGTTCTGCTTCTTTTTGTTGTGCAATTCTAGCTTCCTGTTGTGCCTTTTCAAGTTGTGCTTTTTCTTCCGCACGTGCTTGCGCCTCTGCAGCTTGTTGCTTTTTGTAGTCTGCTAATTTAGTGTCACGACCTACTAGTCCTTTTACAGAAGCGATAAGCGCTTCATCACCCATGCCCGGTGCAGCAACATGATTTTGGCCATTGAAATTTTGATTCCTCTTTATTTCATCGGATCCATTTATATAAGTATTCCTATCGAATACATCTAATGAATTATTTGAAAAATGAATCTTATACGAAATTAAATCTTGAATTCCTGTAGTTCGTATCCATACAGCCCAGGCTTTGGCAGTATCGGTAGATGGGTCGTATGACAATGTATTCAAATCGACTTTCCCTGTGTAGTTAGAATTGGAATAGAACCACTGCCAGCGGTCTCCGTTAAACTCTTTTGCGGATGCAACGGAAACACTCATTGTGGTAACTAGTGCTGCTAATACTAACAATTTTTTCATTTTAAAATCTCCCTTTTATATAATCCCTTATAATACTGATACATAATGGTGGTAGAAATCTATATTCTCCAGTTCGGTATCATCAATACATGTTCGACGGACCATTTGCTCTACTAGATTAACGTGATGGTCTAAATAAAAGTCGTCATTAATAATATGCATTAATTCGTGCTTAATTTCTTCCCTCATGCGATCATGAGGGAGGTTTTTGTTTATGTAGATGTTATGAGTATCTACATCTTCACATTCCTCTGACACCGCATTGGCATGTGGTAAGTCACAGTAAATCAAATTTATGACCAATATAACACTCTCCCTTGTGTATTATTTGTTTTTTAGTTTCAAAAGCTCTATATATTCGACTGCTTTTTCTAAGTCCTCCTTACTGATGTCTTTTGCAGCAGAAAATAACATACGTGCACCTGGGCGTGTGCGTAGGTATTCAGCAAATTCGGCTGCTTCACGGTCGGTGTAATAGCCGTCTGTATATTTCTCTACTAGTTCAGATTTAGGAACGCCAAAATAGTTTGCCAATAGTTCAATTTTATCGATTCTAGGATATGTATTTCCCTTTACCCAATCGGTAAACGTAGTATACTTTATCCCTAAATCAGCACATATTTTATTGCGATCAATTCCGCGACTATCCATTAGTCGTTGAATATTCTCGGCCATAATAGCCTTGTTGCCTAAATCACTCATAAGAACCTCTCAAATATGGAATATATTAATTAATATACCTATATATTACGACATTTTCGTAATAAAATCAATATTTTACGGAAATTTTACGATAGTTTAAGTTTAGTTTATGGACATTACGGATAAACCGTAGTAGAATGATGACTGTAAACAAGATGTGAGTATCGAGAAAGGAGGTAGCTTATGAAGTATACATTAAAGATGTTAAGGGCTTCAAAAAACTGGTCTCAACTTACGGCATCTAAAGCGATTGGAGTGTCTGTTGATACTTGGGGTAATTGGGAGCGCAAACGCTCTTACCCTGATGTTCCTCACATAAAAAAGATACAAGAAGTATTTGGTGTAACGTATGACGACATTATTTTTTTATAGTTGATTACGGTTAAACCGTTACGGAGGATAGGTTATGAAAGAATTCGTAATCAGAATGTTCGGCGAATCCATTACGGAACGCATGAACGAGTTAGGCATGACTAAGACGGCGCTGATCAAACAGGCTGAAATCTCGATGGATACATTAAACCGAGCTATTAAAGGAAGGTCAGTACAAATGTCGACAGTCGTTGGTATCTGCTATGCGTTGTGTGTCGATGATAACGAAAGTCACGACTTTTGGGAAACCGATTACTACAACCCTAAATTAGATAGGAGGTAGCTATGAATAAGGAGTCACTTTATGAATTATGTTCGCTATGCTTATGGGTTTTAGCAATAGGCATATCTTCAAGCATAAGCATATTCATCTTAGTATGGATGTTCCGATTGGCATGTGGTTGCTAGGAGGACATTATGAATAAGATGTGTATCACAGTAGCGGAAGCTGCAGAACTTGCTAGCGTACCGCAAGCCGTTATCCGAGAATGGGCGCAAGATTTTGACTTCCCGTCCATGAAAATCGGTAAGCGTGGAGGCAAACGCCTTATCCACGTTGATTCGTTTAATGCTTGGCTAGCGAAACGTTGCCAGGCACGAATAGGAGAGTAGACATGATGAAAGTAGTTTATGTGCTTCGCATTATTGCAGCCATATTAGTAGTAGGAACTGTCGGTTCTATCGAAATAGACCGTATCGATTTGTGGACTGGCATGTGCCAGGGGTTACTAGGTATCACTCTTTGGCTACTCACTGGTTACTGGATTGAGGAGTTAAAAGAGTATGAACGATAAACGATGCTCCTTCTGTAATAAAAGGATTAAAAGTCCTTACACAAATTGGTCGTACTTAACCGGCAAGCCTCGTATCGTATGCGATAACTGCAAAGAAATACATCAGACCGTAAACAGAGGAAACAGATATGACAGAACAAGAAATTCTGTACAACGCTTATAACGATAGCGGAGTACAAACAAATGAAGAAGTAATGGCATTACTAGGGTGGTCGAATGATAAGGTTCGTAACATCAAAGCAAAATTGAAGATACGCGGATTTATCGATTACACCTTTGGTTCACCAGTTAAAATCCTTAAACCATATAGGGAGGTACTAGATACTTCTGAAACGTTTAAGGCTCAAATATATCGCGAAATGCTTGAGGTCTACATGGAGGACTTTAGAACGCAAGATACGTTCAAGGACAGACTTCTGGTAGGGCAAGAGATTCGCATGATTCTTAAATGCGTATAAGGAGGTGGTTAAATTGCGAGACTGTACAACGTGCCCTAATAGAGATTACTGCATTCCTGATGAGTGCGAGCAATTAGGCACAAAAAAAAGCACCCCAAAGCACGGCAATGCTAAAGGGCGCATAGAAAAATATCCATTTAAAGTATATCACATCATTAAGCCGAAAGGGAATAGAACAATGATCGAGTTAAAAATCACAGTTGATAAAGCAGTTGAATTAGAACAAGAAGTGAAAGACCTATATCAATCTATTGTAGGTGCACCTGTTAAAGAAGTTGAACCAGCGAACTGGACAACTAATGACGTTAAGCCAGCTAAGAAGGAATCTCCAAAAGTAGAAGCTCCTGAACCTGTTAAAGAAGAACCAGCGCCTACAGTGGAACCTGAAGAACCTAAAGTAGAGGTTCCTAGTCTTGAAGCAACTCGTGAAGCAGTAAAAGACGTAATGGCAAAAGCTACTGATAAAACGAAAGCTAAAGGCGAATTTAAAGCCTTCTTAGATAGCATCGGTGCTGAAAAGGTAACATCTGCTACCGATGAACAACGTATTCAAATTATGGAATGGGTGAATAGCCGTGGCTAAGAAACACGCCTTACTAGGTGCGTCGAGTAGTGCCAGGTGGTTAGTATGCACTCCTTCAGCAAGACTAGAAGCGATGTTCCCTGATGAACAATCACCTTATGCTGCGGAAGGTACTGTAGCACATGACCTGGCAGAAGTAATTCTTCGTCATAAGCTTGAAGGCAAAAAAGCTCCTAAGCTAGACGACTACTCTGCTGAAATGATAGAAGCGGTTAATCGGTATGTGGACATCTGCGAAGAAAAGGTAAACGAAGCACGTGCTCGTTCCTCTGATGCGGAAGCCATGATTGAAGCACGGCTCGACTTCTCTAGATGGGTACCAGAGGGATTTGGTACCGGCGATATGGTAATCGTAGCCGATGGCATCCTGGAAGTGATTGACCTGAAGTATGGTAAAGGCGTTCCTGTTAGTGCCGTTGAAAACACACAAATGCGGCTCTACGCATTAGGTGCTTACGACGTGAACGAGTTCCTATATGACATTAAAACGGTACGTATGACGATCGTTCAGCCAAGACTTGATAGTGTGTCTACCGATGAAATGTCACTTGAAGAACTTCTTGATTGGGGAGAAGATATCAAACCAATCGCACAACGTGCCTGGGACGGTATCGGCGAATGTACACCTTGCGATTACTGTAACTTCTGTAAAGCACGGCACACCTGCCGAGCATTAGCAGATACTTGCCTTGATACATTCTATAAGAATGGCGGTAAGCTCAATCAATTACTCACTGACCGTGAAGTATCTGACATCCTAGCGATGAAAGATTTAATCACAAAGTGGATTAAAGGTGTTTACGATTTCGCTTATGAAAAAGCCTTATCGGGTGAAAAGCAATGGCCTGGATATAAATTAGTCGAGGGTACATCAAGACGTACCATAACGGATCAGGAAGCTGCGGCTAAAACATTGCTCGATAACGGCTACAAGGAAGAGGACATCTTCAAGCCTCGAGAACTCGAAGGTATCACTAACCTACAAAAGGTACTCGGTAAAAAGGGCGTTGCCGAATACTTAGAGGCATATATCGAAAAGCCGGAGGGCAAGCCTACGCTTGTACCGGAAAGCGATAAACGCCCAGCAATTAATACAGTTGAAACAATGATGAATGAATTTGAAGATGAGGTATAAGAGATGAATAAAACATTAACAACAGCACTTGCAATTTCCGCGTTAGCAGTAAACGTAGTTGGCGCAACTAGTAATAACACAGTAGGCGGTACAGATAATACTATCTCCGCAACTTCTACAAGCTCTGCAGTATGGGGTTTCCAAAACAACATCGACGCTAATAATGCGTTAGCGTTCGGTACTAACAATACTGTAACCGGTGAGAATGGTTTCGCCGGTGGCAATAATGCTACTGCAGCAGGTCGTAACTCCTTCGCCTTTGGTTCTCACGCTGAGAGCTTGGTGGAATACACCGTGGCAATCGGTAATCAAGCTCGTGTGTCTAGCTACGACAGTGTGGCTATCGGCAACGGTGCTTTCGTATCCGGTGAATCTTCTGTAGTATTAGGCAGAACTAATAATGTTACAAGCGCTGATACTGTGGTTGTCGGCGCTAACAATGGTACTGTGGCGGGTGGCCAAAGTGCCATTGTAGGATACAACAATAAAATCGGGGCTGACAAAGAGCAACTAGTGTTCGGTTCTAATTCTGAATCTAATGGCCAAGGCTCTCTCGTATTCGGCACTCATGCCAAATCCTTAGCCACTGACGCCGTTGCATTTGGTAACAACACGATTGCTGATAAAGCAAATTCTGTCGCAATCGGTACTAACAGCGTTACAGATAGCGCCGTTGGTGTTGACGGCATCACAATCAATGGCACTAAGCACGTATTTGCTGGTGAACAACCGGCAAGCGTAGTAAGTTTTGGTTCTAAAGCCCGTGCAGGTGCAGGTGGAGTAACTCAGTACAACCGCCAACTCACGAATGTTAGCGCTGGTCAAATCTCCGCTGATTCATTAGACGCTGTGAACGGCTCCCAACTGTTCGCTGCGATTGATGAAATCGAAACTAACGCTAAACAAATTAACAAAAACAAGCAAAACATTAAAGATGTGGCAATCGGTTTGAACATGTTAGGCGACGTGGTGAATGATCATGAACAAGCTATCGCTGGCAATACTACTGCAATCGCCAACAACACTAACCGCATCAATGGTAATACATCTGCTATTAATTCCATTGGCCAAAAGGTAACTGCTAATACAGCTGATATCCGTGTACTTGAAAAGGTAGCGGATAACCACGAAGGGCGCATTACTGATTTGGAGCATCGTTCTACCAGCATGGCTAATGACATTAACAACAAAGTCAACAATCTTGGCCAACGTGTTAACAAGTTAGGGGCAGGCTCCGCAGCACTTGCAGGCTTGCATCCATTAGACTTTAACAGAAATGATAAGGTCAGCTACGCTGTAAGTTACGGCCATTACCGTAACAGTAATGCAGTAGCGCTCGGCGTATTCGCTAGACCTAATGAACGTATCATGCTTGGCTTTGGTGCTACGTTAGGTGGTGAGAACCAATACACCGTAAACGTAGCATTCAAAACCGGTAAAGGCAGTGACTACATCGCTGAAGCTAAAGATGCACAAAGCCGTATTTCTAAACTTGAAGCACTCGTAAACAAATTAATGTCTGAAGCTAACAAATAATTCATTTAAAGAAGGAGACCGTAACAATGGCTAAATTAACAACTGGTATCGTAAGACTTTCCTATGCAAACATCGCTCAACCTCGTAAAAACGACGACGGCAAAGCAAAATATAGCTCCCAAATCATCATCGACAAAACAGATAAGAAGACAATCAAAGCATTTGAACGTGCGATTGAAGAACTTAAGGCTGATCCAAAAGCAGTAGCTAAGGTAGAAGGTAAAGCAGCTTACCTTAAATTGAACTTACGCGATGGCGATACAGATGAAGCAGTAGCAGACCAACCTGAAACATACGCTGGTAAATTCTTCATCAACGCTAACAGCGATAAACAACCTATCGTATTCACTCGTGACAAAATCAAGATGGACCAATTCGACATCGAAGAAGAAATTTACTCCGGTGTATACGCGCAGGTAGCACTTTCCGTATTCGCTTATAACTTCAACGGTAAAAAAGGTGTAGGCTTTGGCCTAAATGGTGTTCGTAAAGTTAAAGATGGTGACCGCCTTGGTGGTGTTCATGTATCTGCTAGCGACTTTGGGGACGATGATTTAGGCGACCTAGACGATGACGATTTAATCTAAGGAGGCAATTATGGAGCTCAGTATTGATGTGGAAACGTATTCTGACTGCCCTATTAAATATGGGGCCCAGCGATACGTTGATGATACAACATTTGAAATACTGCTCTTTGCCTACAGCTTCGATGACGAACCGGTCGAAGTAATTGATATGACAAAGGATCCACTACCCGAAAGGGTGGTGGACGCTTTGTATAACAAGGAAATTACAAAGACCGCCTTTAACGCAGCATTCGAAATGCTTTGTCTAAAAAAGTATTACCCTGATGCGGATTACACGAACTGGGAATGTACTTCTGTACTAGCTTTGTATTGTAGCTTACCGGCTAGCCTTGATAATGTGTCTAAGGCTTTGAAACTAGGAGAAGCCAAGGACTCAAGAGGTAAACGCTTAATTCAGTTTTTCTCTGTGCCACGAAAACCAACTAAGACGAATCCTAAGACACGAAATATGCCAGAGGATGCGCCTGAGAAATGGGCGGAATATATTGAGTATAACCGCCAGGACGTGGTAGTAGAAAAGGCAATTCGTAAACGCTTACTTTCGCTGAAACCACCGGCTATCGAGCACGAGTACTGGTTACTCGACCAAGATATTAACTGGCGAGGTGTGAAAGTAGATATGGAACTCGTCAATGCAGCGCTTGCTTGTAACGACGAAATCGTGGAAGAAGCTACCGAGTCATCTAAACTATTAACCGGATTAGAGAATCCGAATAGTACTATGCAACTTAAAGAGTGGCTAACTGCAAGACTGGGATATGATCTAGAAACAATGAGAAAAGACGATGTATCAAGCCTCTTGGAACAGGATATCCCCTCTGATGTGCGCAAGGTACTGCAAAATAGACAGGTGCTCGGTAATTCCTCCATCAAAAAATACTTGGCCATGAAAAACGCTGTATGTTCAGATGGTCGCATCCACGGCATGCTTCAGTTTTATGGGGCTATGCGTAGTGGACGATGGGCGGGTCGTGTAGTACAACTACAGAACCTACCTCGTAACTACCTAGAAGATTTAGACACAGCCAGGGACGTCCTTAAAAGTAGAGACGTAGAAATGCTAGACCTACTATACGGAAACCCTGGCGATGTGATTAAGCAACTTATCCGTACTGCTCTTGTAGCAGAAGGCGGACACCGATTTATTGTAGCTGACTTTAGTGCTATTGAAGCACGTGTTATCGCCTGGCTTGCTCACGAGCAGTGGCGCCAGGATGTATTCGCTCAAGGTGGAGATATCTACTGTGCATCCGCATCAAGCATGTTCCACGTACCAGTCGAGAAGCACGGCGTCAATGGACACCTTCGCCAAAAAGGCAAGGTAGCTGAATTAGCGCTAGGGTATGGTGGCGGTGTAGGAGCCATGAAAGCGATGGATTCAAAAGGGGAAATTCCTGAGAAGGAACTACCTGGTATCATCGAAGCTTGGCGACAAGCTAGTCCACGAATTACGAGATTTTGGAAAGATGCAGACAGCGCAGCAAAGCAAGTCGTGAGAACAGGAGAACCCGTACGAATTAGACAAGGCAATATTAAATTCTTTAAATCGAAAGGCTTCCTGTTCATCGAATTACCGTCCGGTCGAAGACTTGCCTATGCAAGACCTAGACTCGGGCTTAACAGATTCGGCAGTGAATCGATTGAGTATGACGGTATGGATCAGGTTAAGAATACATGGGGCAGAGTTGAGACCTACGGCGGAAAGCTCGTCGAAAACATTGTACAGGCAGTGGCAAGAGATTGCTTAGCCGCATCGATGCTCAGACTGGCCAAAGCTGGTTACAAAATTGTAGCCCACATCCACGACGAAGTGGTTATCGAAGCGCCAATAGGCGAAGGCAGTTTAGATGAAGTCATAGATATAATGTGCGAACCTGAGCCCTGGAATGAGGGCCTTATATTAAATGCAGCGGGGTTTGAAAACCCTTACTACATGAAGGATTAGGAGGACAATTCTTATGAAACTCTCAAAACAACAAATTCAACAACAACGCGAAGCAATCGACGGCTTATATGAACTCGTAAAAGATGCACCAGCTAGCGAACGTAAAGATACAGCTATGGCGTACTGCGAAGGATGTATTGCTGCTTGCGACCTCGCGCTTAAGATATTAAATGGCAAGAAAGCAGAAGCTCCTAAGACTGAGGAACCGCCAAAGGTAGAAGAGCATACTGTTTCGGAAGAACCAAAACCAAAACGTAAACGTACTACTAAAAAGAAAGAAGCTCCAGTAGTTGAGGAAACTCCTGAAGAATACGATTTAGACGATTTGTTATAAGAAAGGATAGTGCCTCATGAAGGTCTTATTCAATCTACAAGTACAACAGCTGTACGACCTAGTGCGGCGCAAACAAGTGTCACCTTTTAACCCTGCGAGCCATTACCACGTGGATTGCGGGCACTCCTTTGCTAACCTTTGGCCAATGGAATCTAATGGGTTCGGGATAGTGCCTTGCCGGGAATCAAATGAGTTCTATTGCCCAAAATGCGGTGAGCGGATCAATGCTAAAGGGTTTACTGCGGAAGTTGGGTATAGCGCCACAGTTCCTCTCTCCTTAGACCTATCAATTATAGATAGGGGCGATAAATTGGACGTGCAATTTGAGTACGATACGGTGTACGCGGACGGCGATACGGGGATGATATATAAAGGTTATAAATCTCATGTCATCGATGTGGTACGATTCGACTTCAAACAAAGAAAAACCTTTATCATACTTAAGAAACGCTCACGCAGCGACGTCGTCGAAGAATCGATGGTATCCCCTGCGGGCTTAAGAAATGGTCCTTTATCATTAGTTTGGTTCGTAGCCACACCTGACTGCAGGTTACATAATCACCAAGAAGAGCTGAAACGTTTCGCCAAGGTGTTAAAAGAAGTGTTCTTCAAAAAGCTATCAAAGGTCGTAGGATATAAAGTCAAACGCCTTAGACAAGGCGTACAGGTATCTAACAAGTACGGAGCTTTAGATAACCTACTTCATAACTTAGTATGGAAATTACAAGCTCCGGATGCACCGGCTATCAATGATAGTCTTAAACGAGACTATGATGACTTCTATAATCGGAAATTCCCTAACGAGACACTTGGTATGGGTAACGTATTAGAGTTAACTATAAAAGGCAACTCCTTTGTGCAAGCCTTAATCAAGGCTCACAATTTACCTGATACCCGATGGGTTCGTCGGTTATTACACGATAGGCCGTTCTTCTACGCGAAGATCATCAAAGTTATGTCTACGTTATTTAAGAACAAGGACTACCAAAAGGCTATGGTCGATGTCGTTAAAAATAACGCTGATAATACAAGTTATATTCAGTCTTGGCCCTTATGGCGTGATGACCGCGATTTATCGGTTATTCGTAAATTTATTAACATCCTTAGCCATCAATACGGCGAGCGCCAGGCGTTCTTATTCATTAGAAATGCGCCTTCCTATCACGATATCAGAGATACAGCTAGTATGTATTTTGAGTTATCGAGAAGTCGCCGTAAAGAGGTATGGGGTAGTCGCATCCAGGTGCGTAACCTACATGATACAATCTCGAGAATGCAAAAGTTTGACAAGGTGGAAGACGAAATCGTGCAGCAGCGTAAAGCACATCGTGTGTTAGCCGATACAGTTAACGGTTATCGCTTTATGGCCATCGGTTCTACTCACGGCATCATTGATATGGGTATTCAGCTTAATAACTGTGTAAGCTCCTATATCAAAAAAGTAAAAGCTGAAACGTGTGCTATCGTAGGTGTCTATAAATGTAACGAGCCTGTAGCGTGTATCGAAGTTAACCCCGTTAATGATGCGGATGACTTCGTAGAGATACATCAGGCTAAACTTAAAAATAATCGTGGTGTATATGAAGACCACGATATCAACGGAGCTGTAACGCAGTGGGTATCATCTCACGGCTTATGCGTTCCGGCGTATGTACGAGATATCCAGTTTGCGAAGGGAGGAGCGATGTAATATGGATACAAATATCATCATAGCTACGGGCAGAAGTCGCTCCGCCCGTAGCTGGAAGTCTCAGAAAATGACTTGGAGTGCGTTGGCCAATAAATTGGCCGAGCCTACTGTAACGAATGAAACGGCTGCTGAATACGCCAAGATGTCTAAAGCTGATCGAGGCCAAAAGAAAGACGTCGGCGGTTTTGTAGGTGGCTATATTCCTAATAAAGGTAGACGGATTAGAGGTGCTGTTAAAGAGCGATATCTTATTACTCTTGATGCGGATAACCCTGGCGAAGATTTTATCGTAGACCTAGATATGGAATTAGGCGGTATGGAGTATGTACTATACAGCACACATAGCCACACGGCTGACAATCCACGATATCGCGTAATTATCCCAGTCGATAGACCGATGACACCGGATGAGTATCAAGCAGTCTCGAGACGGATTGCTGATAACATCGGTATTGAATTCTTCGACCCATCCACACACCAGGCTGAACGGCTTATGTATTGGCCAAGCCATCCTAAGGACGTTGAGTATGTTTACCAGCATAGCGAAGGCTCTCTAGTTTCCGTCGATACGTATTTAGGTACTTACAGAGACTGGCGTGATACGAGCCTTTGGCCAACATCAGAGAAGGAATCACAAATTCGCCTTGATGCGGCCAAGAAGCAAGGCAATCCATTAGAGAAAAAGGGCCTTATTGGTGCTTTTTGCCGGTGCTACAGTATCACGGAAGCGATACATAAGTTTCTCCCTGAAGTCTATGAACCTACAGCGGTTGAAGACCGATACACGTATGTAGCTGGTAGCTCAGTAGGTGGCTTAGTGATTTACGATAACGATACCTTCGCTTACTCCAACCATGCGACCGACCCTATCAGCGGTAAGCTTGTTAATGCGTTTGACCTTGTCCGGATCCACTTATTCGGAGATAAGGACCCAGCAGATGAGACCAGCGTCACTAAATTACCAAGTTACAAAGACATGATTGACTTTGTAAACGAAGACGGCGCTGCACCAATCCTGCTCGATAAAGAACGTATGGCGGATATGGAGTTCGAGGATATCACAGACGATGACGAGGACTTTTTGTCAAAGCTAAAGCGTGATAAAAACGGTACTCCTGAATCGGATGTGTTCAACTGTTTAGTAGTACTTAAACAGGACCCTTCTTTAAAAGGTAAAATTCGACTCGACGAATTTGCGCACCGCTTAGTCGTGATTGACGACCTTCCGTGGCGCGATAAGGACGAAACCCCTTACTGGACGGATACCGACGATGCGTGCCTACGTAACTACTTCGCTACTAAATACCTTATCAAGGGTAAAGGCATTATCGACGATGCGCTCCAGGAAGTAACGCAAGATAATAAATTCCATCCAGTTCGCCAGTACTTAACCGGCTTAACTTGGGATGGTGAATGTAGACTCGATACTCTCTTTATCGACTACATTGGAGCCGAGGATACCGAGTACATTAGGGCCGTTACCCGTAAATGGATGTGTGGTGCGGTAGCCCGTGTTATGGATCCAGGCGTTAAGTTTGATACGGCAATTGTATTATACGGTGCACAAGGTCTCGGTAAATCATTAATCTTGGAGCGGTTAGGCCGTAAATGGTTTAATAACTCCTTAGTTGATATCAAAACCAAAGACGCACTAGAACAAATTCAGGGCTCCTGGATAGTCGAACTTGCCGAACTGGCACCGACCTACAAGAACGATAATGAAATCGTTAAGGCTTTTATCAGCCGTACTTCTGACCGGTTCCGTTCACCTTACGGTAGACGCACCGAAGAGTACCCTCGTCAGTGTGTATTCGCTGGTTCCACTAACAATCTTATGTTCCTTAAAGACCGTACCGGTAACCGCCGATTCTGGCCAATTACTGGAGACAAAGACCGGAAGACAAAGAACTCCTGGGACTTGTCAAAAGATGAAATTGACCAATTATTGGCAGAGGCATACCACTACTGGACTGAAGGTGAACCGTTAGTACTTGAAGGAGCACTTGAAGAAGAAGCCCTTAGAATTCAATTATCCCATACAGAAGGCGGTGAACTCGTAGGGCTTATTGAGGAATACCTCGATATGCTACTTCCTGAAGACTGGGAAACAATGGATATCTACGATAGACGAGATTATGTCGCTAATTATGGCGATGACGATCATTGTGGTTCAGTGCAGCGGGAACGAGTGTGTGCCCTTGAGATATGGTGTGAAGTGCTTGGCGGGGACAGGAAGAACCTGCAGAACGCAAAGGCAAGAGAGATTATAGATATCTTGCAATCAACGCCAGGCTGGAACCCGTATACAAAAGGGACAGGAAAGGCACGTTTTGGCAGGCTTTACGGACCGCAAAGAGCGTTTATAAAGGAAGGTTCAGACCTCCTGTCAATGCATAAACGAAATCATGATAAGTAGGTGTGTCCAATTATTTGAGGTGTATCCAATTATTTAATAGGTATAAATGTTCGTAAAAATAATTATACTTGCATATACATCGATGAATTTTGATGTAGTGCAATAATTGGACACACTAGACACGCTTGGACACACTAATCGGACACGGCTAAAAAATAGATAACTACTAATCTAAATAGTAATATGTGTCCAGTGTGTCCAATTATTTATATAAAAATAAAAAAATAAATATATGAATAAATGGGTGTATATATATAAGCGTAAAAAACGCAAATACGCGTATATATATATGTTGGAAAAAAATCGGGCACATCGGACACACCCCCCCCTATAAATCCAGTATTGGTGCGGGTTCATAGGCGTGTCCGAGGGTGTGTCCAATTATTAAATGAGAACGAGGTGAGAACATGGAAAAAGACATCGAGCGATGGTTAGGAAATCAACTCAAAAAAATGGGGTGTATATATATGAAATTCGTGTCACCTGGAAATGATGGTGTGCCGGATCGGATTATTGTACTTCCTGGAGGCGGGGTTATATTCGTCGAGTTAAAGGATACAACAGGGAAGCTAATGGCTAACCAACGAGTACAGATTTCACGATTACGAAAACAAGGCGCCTTGGTGTTTGTAGTAACTGGGATGTCTGATGCCAAGTTATTTGTTGATGATATAGAAAGGGCGATACATGGACTTTCATCCGCACGAGTATCAAAGCATTGCAATACAACGGATCATTGATAATACCCATTACGGATTGTTACTGGATATGGGCTTAGGTAAGACCGTATCTACACTGATTGCTATTGACAGGCTTATGTATGATTACTTTGACATTAAAAAAGTATTACTCATCGCGCCTAAGAAGGTAGCAGAATCTACATGGGCCCAAGAATCGCAAAAATGGAGTGCTACAAGACGTTTAACGGTGGCTAAGGTGTTAGGTTCCGAGAAGGAGCGCATACGCGCCTTAGAGAGTGAATCTGACGTTTATGTGATAAATCGTGAGAACGTGCAATGGTTATATGAGTATTATCATAAGAAAAAATCGTTCCCTTTCGATATGTTAGTTATCGATGAGAGTTCTTCGTTTAAGAACCCACAGGCTAAACGGTTTAAGGCGATACGAAAACTCCGTCCACTGTTTAAGCGTATTGTCATTTTAACAGGTACACCGGCACCGAATACGTTGCTTGATATTTGGGCGCAAATGTACCTCTTAGATGGCGGTGAACGATTAGGTAAGACGATCACTGAATACCGTACACGCTACTTTACACCGGACAAAACAAATGGACATGTCGTGTACAGTTACCGATTACTGCCTGGCGGTGATAAGGCGATATTCAGCAAGATGCAAGATATCTGTATGAGCTTAAAAGCTAAGGATTATCTTACATTACCTGAACGTATCGAAAACGTTATCACAGTAGAGATGAACCCCAAAGAATGGGAACTCTATAAACAGATGGAACGTGAGCACGTGCTTAGCTTAGCCAGTGATGACGACGTAAGTGCATTGAATGCAGCAGCACTCGCCGGTAAATTGTTACAACTGGCGAATGGATCCATTTATAACGATGAGGGTGAAATCGTAGTTGTCCATAACGAGAAGATTGAACGATTGAAAGAATTGGTAGAAACGAATGAAGGAAAACCGATGTTAGTGTTCTATAACTTCAAACATGACCTTCAATCGATTAAAGAAGCATTCCCAAAAGCGGTCGAGCTAAAGACCGATGATGATGTAGCGGAGTGGAACAAAGGCAAGATACAAATGTTACTGGCGCATCCCGCATCAGCAGGGTACGGCCTAAACCTACAAGCCGGTGGCAATATCATCGTATGGTATGGGCTGACATGGAGTCTTGAACAGTATCAACAAGCTAACGCACGACTTCATAGACAGGGGCAAACACAACCCGTGATTATCCACCACCTAGTAACAAAGGGCACGATGGACGAGCAGGTTATGAAAGCGTTAGAACGTAAAGAAGCGGGGCAAGATGCCCTCTTAGAAGCTATTAAATATCGTAAAGAATTGTATAAGGAGTAAAGATATGCAAAAGAAATGCAGACGATGCGGAGACACATTCACAGTAAAAACACACGAGGATTATTGCCCTGAGTGTGAGAAAGTTATGACACCACCTGGTGCAGGAGTTAGTAAAGAGCTAACCTGTGAAGGATGCGGTAAAACCTTTATTCACAAAAAGGAAAAGGCACAAGGTCGTTGGCCTAAATATTGTCCGGAGTGTCTTCCTAAGTATTTGAAGGTACCTAAGAAGAAGAAGAAAGAAGTAGACGTGACTCTTGCGAATATGGCAGCTAAGAGGAAAGAAGTAGCCGTGACTCTTGCAAATATGGTAGTCAATACGCTTGAGGAGCCGGAAGTTAAGGTGGATCCAAAGAATGAAGATGTTATCAACCATCCTTCACACTACACACGAGGTAAGATTGAAGTTATCGATTTTATCGAGGATCAACAGCTTCCATATCATCTAGGTAATGTTATCAAGTATATCGCAAGAGCAGGGTATAAAGGCGACAAACTTGAAGACCTAAAAAAAGCAAGATGGTACTTAGACCGGTACATCAATGTGGTAATGCAGCATGAGTGACTATAAAGAAAAGGCGACTGCGTATCTGCAAGATATAAAGATGATAGCCATCCGAATTCAATCGCTACGGCAAGATATTCGCAAACTGCAGTATGATATCATCACCTTATCGGCGATTGATTATTCCAAAGACCGAGTATCGGGAGGTGGTACTCCGGTAGGGCTTGAAGGTGATGTGGCTAGACTTGTTGATACAGTCGATACCAAAAAACGGGAGATAGCAAAGCTTATAGCTAAAAGGGAAGAAGCAAGGGCTTTAATTGAAAAGATAGAATGTATACCAGGGCGTATTATATTATCGCAAGAGTACATTAACGGGGCATTCCCTAAGAAAGTACAAGCGATGATATATTACGAAAAAAGCAGTTACTTCAATTTAAAAAATAAAGCGTTGAACGAATTAGGGGAACTCCTTTCATAGTGGAGTACTTTGGAGTGTTTTGGAGTATTTTGGACTTAAATGAACCGACTTGACATAGTATAATGTAGTTGTGAAAGGTGTCATTAGTCATCTAACACGAATCCTCTCTTATACACAACTCGGCAAAAAGCACGGTGATGATGACCGTGCTTTTTGTTGTATGTAGCATTGTAAATACAGGGGCCCGTATTTATGATGTAGGCGATCGCGTAAGCTAAGGGGAGGGAATATGTAAAAATGAAATTTACCGCACAATGAAACCAGGGCGAGCCGAATTTGTCCACAGAATAATACTAAGCTTATACATTATGAGCTTGCCCTGTATCGTTGTACGCTGACATCTGATGACTAGAACTAGTAGTCCTCCGATAACTATATAGCCTAACAACAACCAACTAGTCATCGGATTTGAGCGTACAAACGTATTAAAGGTGAGAAGGAATGAGCACAGAAGTCAAATGCATTAAACGTAAATGCCTGAATAACAAGAACGGCGTTTGCACTGCGAAACTAATTGAATACGACGGCCTGTGTCAAACGTATATCACACACGACCACGCACATAAAAGTAATTGTGGATTATGCACTCGTTCGCACGGCCGATTTAAGAGAAACAGCCGTGATGTATTAAGATAGCCAGGAGGTGAGATAGTGGCTGCATTAGCAAATAAACGACATGAAAAATTTTGTCATGAGTACATCAAGGATATGAACGCTACACAGGCTGCTATTCGCACTGGTTACTCAGAGAAAACCGCCAATAGAATAGGTAGCCGATTGTTGTCAAATGTTGATATCAAGGCAAGGGTCAAAGAGCTCCGCGACTCCTACTTCAATGAAAACATCATGACGGCTCAGCAGGTCGAGTATGAGTTAACACGAATTGCCCTGGGGCTCTCAAATGAAAAACAAGTGGTTATCGAGGGCACAGGGGAAGGGTGTTCCGAAGCTAGAATTATCGATAAACCACCGGATGAGAAGTCAAGGCTGAAAGCCCTGGAGCTCATGGCGAAACGTCATAGAATACTCAGCGGTGATACGACTATCGATATTAAGCCTGTACTCATCGTAGGTGGTGACAATATTGCAGACTAATAGAGTGTACTTGCCTGATATCGTTGGCAAGGGATACGGTGCATTTTGGAGGTTCAAAGGGCGTTATAAAGCCGTCAAGGGTAGTCGTGCCAGTAAGAAGTCCTCTACACAAGCGCTTAAAGCTATTATTGAGATAGTAGAGAACCCAACTGTAAATTGGTTAGTCGTACGTAAGGTAGAACGAACTTTGCGTGACAGTTGTTTTGCGCAGCTTAAATGGGCTATTCACCGTTTACAGCTAGATAGGTATTTCAAATGTTCTACATCTCCGCTGGAGATAACGTATGTACCAACTGGCCAAAAGATTTTATTTCGTGGTCTCGATGATCCTTTAAAGGTAACATCAATCACCGTAGAAGTAGGCTCCTTATGCAGGCTATGGGTAGAAGAAGCTTATGAGATAACTTCTGAAGAAGCCTTCGATAGACTAGATGAATCTATTCGCGGGCAGTTACCAAAAGGAATGTATCACCAGGTAGTCTTAACCTTTAACCCGTGGTCAGATAGGCACTGGTTAAAGAAAAGGTTCTTTGATGAACCTAGTGAAAACGTGTTAGCCATGACTACGAATTACTTATGTAACGAATTCTTGAGTGACTCTGACTTAGTGCTGTTCGAGGAGATGAAAAAGAACCCTCGCCGATATAGAACCGCAGGGCTCGGGGAGTGGGGCATTGTTGAAGGTCTAGTATTTGAAAACTGGGAAGAACGAGCCTTTGATGTCAACGAAATAGCTAAACGACCAAATGTGAAATCTGCATTTGGCATGGACTTTGGTTATGTTAATGACCCAAGCACCTTATTCTGCGGTCTTGTTGATACTGTGGCCCGTGAAATTTATGTCTTTGACGAAATGTACGAAAAGGGCATGAGTAATGAGGACATATTAAGCAAAGTTACTGAGATGGGATATGCTAAAGAACGCATTAAGGCCGATAGTGCTGAACCGAAATCGATTGCGTACCTAAGAAAAGCAGGTTTACGTAACATAAGAGCTGCTAAAAAAGGACCTGACTCAATTCGTGCCGGAATTTCGATTATCCAGGACTATAAAATTATTATTCATCCTAGGTGTGTTAACTTCATTACTGAAATCAGTAACTACACATGGGATAAAGATAAATTCGACAATATGGTAAATAAGCCTATTGATGATTTTAACCATTTAATGGATGCTATGCGGTATGCAATGGAAGAGTTCGATGGACGTAAAGGCGTCCGACTAATGACGTACTAGGAGGCGATAGATTGGAAATAGAATTAATTAAGAAGTTAATTAAGAAGCACACCCTGGGGCATGCAGACGTCGTAACTAATATGGAAGTAGCTAATCGCTACTATGCTGTTAATAACGACATTGTGCTAATGCCGACAAAACCAAAAGACATAGAAGAAGCAAAACAAAAAGGCGAATCGTTTAATCCAATGCATCAAGCGGATAATCGAATCGCCTATTCTTTTTATCCTCTTTTAGTGGACCAAAAAACGGCATACATGTTCACGGCACCGCCAATTTATGATGTTAAGAACGATAAGTTAAATGAAATTATCCTTGACGCGCTAGGCGATGCTTACGAAAAGAAATGTAAGGACTTATGTGTTAAAGCGACTAACGGTGGCGTTGCCTGGGTGCATTACTGGATTGATGATGAAGAAGGTTTCCAGTGGGCCGTATTACCTGCTAGTGAGATTATCCCAATTTGGAATAACCGCATCAACACAAGACTCGAGGGCGTGCTACGTGTCTACGCAGACATCAATGAGGAAGGCGAGACCATTACTGTTTACGAGTACTGGAATGATAAGGAGGTACAAGCGTTCTCTTTACGCACCGGAGATACACTTGAAACTTTATCTCCTTATACTGCGTTTACCATGATTGATCCTAGCGGAGTTACTACAGCAGTAGATACTATGCCACACGGCATGGGCAAAGTCCCATTTATTGCATTTGCGAATAACGCTAGTCATACAACGGACCTCGTCCGCATCAAATCGTTAATTGATACTTACGATAAAACGTATAGCGGGTTCTTGAATGACTTAGAAGATGTACAGGAAGTTATCTACGTATTAACTAACTATGGTGGCGAGAACCTCTCCGAGTTCCTTGAAGGGATGAAGAAGTACAAGGCAATTCAAATGGATTCAACTGGCCCTGATGACCGAAGTGGTATTTCGACGTTAACCATTGATATCCCGATTGAAGCGCGTAAAGAGCTACTTGATATCACACGTAAAGCTATCTTTGACATGGGGCAAGGCGTGGATCCACAGCAACAAGGGTTAGATGGCACTAGTGGAGAGGCCATGAAGTTCTTGTACACACTACTAGAGCTCAAAGCCGGCATGATGGAAACTGAATTTCAACTCGGCTTTAACGAATTAATTCGTGCTATCTGTTCCGCGCATGGCTCAAGTGATGTTACTATCACGCAAACATGGACAAGAACAAGCGTTAAGAACGACGGCGACCTTGTCGATATGTGTTCTAAATCAATGGGCGTTGTATCTAAACGAACTATCCTTGCTCATCATCCATTCGTGGAAGATGTGAACGAGGAAATCAAACAAATTGAGGCGGAAGAAGCCGAGCAAGGTATTTACGATGATTGGCATAGCGAAGGTCAAGACGATGGCTCTATAGACGACCACAAAGACGAACCTAGCGATAGCGAATAATCGTGATATAAATTTTTATTCTCTAATTCGTGGCAGGTAAACCACGGTAAAAACCGGATAGGAGAAACAACATGACAGTCAAAGAATTACTTGAAAAACTAGGAGTCGCTGAGGATAATATCGAGGATGCGACTAAACAGTTTAAGGAATTTCTAGACGGGGAATACGTTCCTAAATCGCGTTTCAACGAGGTCAACGCGGAAAAGAAAGGCCTTGAAGCTACTGTGAGTGAGCGAGATAAACAACTTAAGGCTCTCAAGGATAGCGAGGGAGACGTCGATGCGTTGAAAGAACAAATCACGAAACTGCAAGCAGAAAACAAAGCGGCCGCACTAAAATCTGAAGCAGATTTGAAAGCATTGAAGTTATCCACTGCTGTACAGTTAGCTATCGGGGATACTGCACAGGATGCAGAGCTTGTAGCTAACCTTATTGACAAGTCTAAGTTAATTCTTGGCGACGATGGCAAGGTAACAGGTTTGACTGAGCAGCTTAAAGAGCTTAAAACCTCTAAAGCTTTCTTGTTTAAACCAGAAGGAGACCCTAAGTTTAAATACGACCCTAATAAAGGTGAAGGTAATCCTAAAGTTAATCCATTTAGCAAAGAACATTTCAATCTTACTCAACAAGCTGAACTTATTAAGAATGATCCGGCCCAAGCTAAAACATTAGCAGCGCAAGCCGGGGTGGCTATTGATAATTTAATCTAAGGAGGTAACTAATGGCTACAACTTTACAAGATATCATTAATCCTACGGCACTGTTTGAAAACTATGTAGTGAACCGTACATCTGAATTATCTGCAATTTTCCAGTCCGGTATTATTACTCGTGACTCCAAGTTCGACCAATTAGCAAGTGAAGCAGCACAAGTACACAATATGCCGTTCTTCACTGATTTGAATGGTGATTCTGAAGACATCGTAGAAGGTACAAGTCTTACTGAAGCAAAAATCGGTTCCAAAATGGATACATCCACTACTATTCGCCGTGCGAAAATGTGGGGTGCAACTGACTTGTCTGCGCAATTAGCTGGTACAGACCCTATGTCTGCAATCGGTGATTTAGTAGCAGGTTTTTGGGCGCGAGACCATCAAAAAGAATTGCTTAACATTCTAGACGGCGTGTTCGCAGCAACAAGCATGTCTGACCATGTACTTGATATTTCCGGTAAAACAGGCAAAGCCGCAGCATTCTCTGGTGAAGCATTCATCGATGCAATGCAACTTATGGGCGACGCTCGTAACTCCTTAACTGCAGTTGTAATGCATTCTGCTACAAAATCTTATCTCGATAAATTGAACTTGATCCAAACAATTCGACAATCTGATGCTGTTTCTTTCGACATTTATATGGGCCGTCGTGTAATCGTTGATGACAGCTGTCCTGCAGATGCTGGTAATTATACAACTTACTTATTCGGTGAAGGTGCTATTGCATACGGCGTTGGTTCTCCTGTAGGTCTTGTACCAGTAGAAGTTGACCGCGATAAACGTAAAGGATCCGGTGTTAACTATCTTATCTCCCGTAAAGCATTCATCATGCATCCACGCGGCGTAGCTTGGAAAAACAAAACACGTGCTCACGCTGAGTCTGTTTCTCGTGCAGAATTGAAAGATGCAGGCAACTGGGAACGCGTTTACGAACCTAAACAAATCCGCATTGTTAAATTCGTTCATAAATTGGGCTAAGGTGTAATGTATGGGGACTGATTCATATTGGGCTAGGCGCAGCGTCGAGCGAGAAGAAGAGTGGAATAAGAAAAGCCGTGACACTATCGAAAAAGAGCTGGCCTCTCACTATGAACGGTCAGCCCAACGCATCCAAGCTAATATCGAAAGACTGTACGGCAAGTTCTCCGCTGATAATGGAGTTAGTATTTCTGAGGCACGTAAATTAATTAATGGTACAGAGTATAGGACCTGGAGAAAGGACATCGAGGAGTACCTAGCAGAGTATGAGGAAACAGGGAATCCTAAAACATTGTTAGAACTCAACACATTAGCGATGCGATCAAGAATATCACGGCTCGACAAGTTGTACGGTGATACACTAATTGAGCTAGATAAGCTAGGACGTAAAGCAGACAAAGCGATTACGGGGTTTCTTAAAGATGCTTATAAGGACAATCGTTTACATTCTGCCTACGAGTTAGCTAAAAAAGGGCAGGGGCCTTTGAATGTATCTGTTAATGAAAAACACGTGGAACAGGTATTACGAGCTCCATGGAGTGGCAAGAATTATAGCGAACGTATTTGGGGGAATAGCGATAAATTAGCAAGAACTTTACAGGATACGGTGTTCAATTCTGTGCATAGAGGAGTTCCTGTTGAAAAGCTAGCTAAGGAAGTCCAAGAACGTATGAATGTTGGGAAAAATGATGCTGTCCGGTTAGTACGGACTGAACTGAACTATGCCCACAATCAAGCGACATTGGACTCGCTAAAGTCTGCTAAGATGGAATACTTCCAATTCATTGCTACTCTCGACAAGCGAACATCTTCTGTTTGTAGGGAACACGATAATCACGTATATCCGATTGATGAAGCAGAGGTAGGTACAAATGTGCCGCCTCTACATCCTCGTTGTCGTTCTACTATCGCAGGTACAATAGGCACTAAAAAAGCAACGAGTGGATCAAGAACCGCATCGCTTAAAAAAGGGGAGTACCAAAAGGTGCCTAGAAACATGGATTACGATAACTGGAAAGCTGTATACGTCGATAAGTCGAAATCTTTTGAAGAGTGGAAACGTGAACGTAAGCCTTTAAGAGCAACTAGTAACGGCACTGAAGTGGTAGTCAGAAAAGCACAGGATTTGACTAAAGTAGAAATCGGAGGTGCACGTGTCGATGCTGCTGTTAGCTATTTTGATAAGCCGAATATGACAGAGCACGAACGTATGAGTAAAAACCTCATGCCTTTATCTGATTCGTTCTTGAAAATAGTCGTTTTAAGAGACTTAAATGCAAGCAGGTTAAAGTATCATAAGCTACCTCTTGAAGAGTTTGAGGAACTTAGATATACTATAGGTAAAGATGAAGAAAAAAGATGGTTTTCTGACCCTGATTCGACCGGAAGGGAATCTCCGTTGTATCCCCTTAATGATGGTGCGGTAGGTACCGCGTGGTCAGAGGTGCTTCAGGTCGGAACTAAGCTTACTCGTTTCGGGCGAGCAACAGGTCGATATACGGCACCTGCTGGCACGCCGTTTGTGAATAGGGCAATGCCTTATACTGAAGCAGAATACTCCGATAATGAACATCAGTATGTCGTTATTAAACCGTTACCAGTAAAGACTAGTGTTACTGCTCCTGCTTTTAATAAAGTTGGAGGGGGAATACAGTATAAGACAGAGGAAAGTATTCAATATTATTTAGATGAAGGGTATTTAGAGGAGGTCGATTAATATGACAATTAAAGAAGTTAAAGCTCTATTGCACAAAATCGGCGTGCCTGTAAGCTCTTATAATATTGAAAATAGTTCTACGCCTATCGTGCCTGGTACAATTATTTTAGAGAACTCATCCGAAGGGTTTTCGGTGTATTGGACGGAGCGTAACGAGGTGTACGATCAGCAATACATTAAAAATGAACAAGACGCAGTAGGCTACTTCTTGCAATTATTAGAAGGTAGTTCTAAAGCGTATAGAAAATATGTCGCAGAACATAATGTATAAAGCGCCCAGCTAAAGGGCGCTTTTTTAATACGTAAAAAGGAGGCGAGCTATGGGTAATGTGCAATACCTAGACTACGATGACGCAGTACAAGGCGTAATCAATACATCAAATAGGCTAATCACGATGGCCGATGCATTAGATGTCGACAATTATACGGATTTCCTAGCCTTGTTCGCCGAGAAGTTCGTCCTAGATTGCATGGATTACTGCCATAGGACAAACTTTCCTCGGACTTTGATATACACTGCTGCCGAATTGGCCGTTAAGTATATCAAAGATAAACATAGCGACTCTCATGGGCCGCTTAAATCCCTTAAAGAGAACGATGTTGAATTCACCTGGGCTGTTACTGATGTGTCACCTATTGGCTGCATTAGCGAACAAGACTTTGAATCAATTAAGCCTAAGTTAAATCTATATCGGAAAGTAGTGTGGTCTAATGGCTAACGAGTACGGAAAGCTACTAGCTAGTATTATGTACAAGGATAGATGTACTATCCTTCGACAAATGGACACTACCGATGATATAGGCGCAGACGTATTCGAAATGGTTGCTGTTTATAGCGATATCCCATGTAAACTTGGGCAAACGAGCCAAACTAGTATGAATGGCGTAGAAACTGATAGCGTGTTTACGTTAAAGGATAAATTAAGATTATCCTTACCTGTAGATTGTGATGTTATGGCGAACGACATAATCAAAGTTGATCATCAGGGGCAAATATTTACTATGCGGGCAGATACACCGTTTAAGTATATGTCACACCAAGAAATCACGTTAATTCGTGATAGTGAGGCTTGATATGGGCGTTAAGATTAACGGCTTCATGCAGTTAAATACAAAATGGAAGAGGATTTTATCACAGTATCCTGAGCACGCAGATACATTGCTAGTACAGCAAGCAGAATTATTGATTGCTGATACTAAAGCGAAAACACCGGTTGATACCGGCGCACTCCGGAATGCCTGGACGCGTTCCGAGGTCGCTAATAGTTCTGTAGAGGTCTATAACAATACAGACTATGCAAATCATGTAGAATACGGCCACAGGACGGCAAAAGGTGGTTTTGTGAAAGGTAGTAAAATGCTGCATCGTTCTATTGTTCATCGTAGAAGCGTATTTTTGAAAGATACGCGTACAATTTTGAGGAACTTAATCGATGATTAAATTAAGATCCATTCAAAAGGCTCTAGTAGAGCTCTTGAAAAGTAAATATCCGACATATAAGGTATATTTCGACAACGTTGAGAAGTCGAGTGTACCTTATTTTTATGTCGAAATGTTTGTTCATACAGGTGTAGGTGACTATACGTACTTCGATCGAACTGTGCAGGTAGATATCTCGTTCAGGACTATGGAAGATAAGAACGGACGGGTTAAGCGTTCTGAGCTATACGAAATGTCCGATAGTTTGGAATGCTTATTACGGCCTGTTCTACAGGTCGAGGACAGGTATATCACAATCAATGATTTTGAACATACCTTTATAGATGAAGTATTGCACTTTATCTTCAATCTAGAGTTTAACGACGCTTTCACCGACGAGGAAGTTGGCTTTGTTCGTGGTGAAGTCATTAATACTCTTTCATTTAGCCTTAACGGCTCTAATTTAACCGAGGAGGAATAATTAAATGCCAAACGAACAAGAAAAATTCGGTTTACCACAGGTCCTAATCGACTTTAAAACAAAGGGCGTAACTGCTATCAAGCGTTCCGCTCGTGGCGTTGTAGCATTGATTTTAAAATGCGAAACAACTGATGTATCTAATAAGTACAAAATCTCTGACATTAGCGAAATTCCTGACAGAACATTCGATGAGGCTACAACTGATTTAATTAAAAAGTGCTTAGATGGAACACCTTTGCGTGTATTGGTATACACATTACCTAAAACAACTGTACAAGGTGCAAAAAACACGCAAGCGACTTTGTTAAAACAATTAAAGCATACTCGCTTTAATTATATTGCCGCTCCTACTGGTACAGTTCAGGATCAACAAGACTTGGCGTCCTACATTAAAGCGGAACGCAACAATGGTCGTAAAACTGTTAAAGCTGTAGTAGGTAGCGTGGCAGCAGACCATGACGGCGTTATCAACTTCTGCACAGAAGAAATTAAAGTGCCTAACGGTCAAGACTCTCAAGGTCGAACTACATACAAAACGTATACTCCAATCGAATATACTGCTCGTATTGCTGGTATCTTGGCTGGTTTACCATTAGACCGCTCCGCTACTTATTACAAATTAACCGAAGTTGAAAGCGTTAAAGTATACGAGGACTTAACAGACCGTATCGACAAAGGCGAACTCCACTTGTTCGATGAAGAAGACGGCGAAGGTGTTAAAATTGCTCGTGCTTGCAACTCCTTGCAAACGTTCACAACTGACAAAGGTCAAGAATTCCGTAAAATCAAAATTATTGAAGGTGTTGACATGGTAACAGACGACATTCGCGATACCTTCAAAAAATTCTATGTTGGTAAATATATCAATGACTACGACCATAAAATGCTATTTGTAGCAGCAATCATGGTTTACTTCAATCAATTAGCCGGTAACGTGCTTGACGCTCGAGCTAAAAACAATGTAGATATTGACGAACAATTTCAAAAGAACTACGCCATCATCAAAGGCGAAGATATTTCTAAAATGTCTGTTATGGACATTCGCGAATATAACACAGGTTCCGAAGTTGGTTTAGCTGGTACAGTTAAATTCGTTGATGCTATGGAAGACCTTAAAATTAGTTTCACAATGTAATAGGAGGAAAATATAAATGGCAAGAGCAAGCGAAGATGTAAAATATCGTGGTCGCCGTCGTTGGAACGGCTCTCACGGCAAAGTATGGTTTGACGGTGAGTTGGTATTCGAAATTGAAAGTTTCGAATGTACAATCGAAGCACAACGTGAAGACGTTATCATCGGCAATTCCGTCGATAGTAAAATTACCTCCCTTAAAGGTGAAGGCACTGCCAAAATTAAAAACGTTATCAATCGAAACTTCCGTAAGTTGCATGAAGCATGGAGCGCCGGTCATGACCCTCGTTCCGTGATTACAGGCTTATTGGACGACCCTGACGCAGTGGACGGCCAAAAGGAACGTATCTCTATTGATAATGTATGGTTCAATAAATTAACTCCTTTACACTTTGAAAAAGGTAAAGTTGTTGAAACGGATATTCCATTCGGCTTTACACCAGAAGATCTTCAATATATTGAATCTATTGATTAATTGAAAGGAACATAACAATGTCTGTATCTATTAACGAATTAATTGCTAAACGTGAAGAAATTAAGGCTCGTAAAAGTCAAAAACTAACAATCGAAACATCCTTGGGTGAAGTCGTGGCTAAGAAGCCTACGACTTTACTTATGACAGAAGCATTGGGTTTAGACGGCGATAACGATGAATATATCGTTTATAACTGTATCGTTGAACCTAACTTGAAAGACAAGGACTTGCAAAAAGCATACGATTGCGCCGAACCTATGGACATTGTAGGTAAGTTATTCGAATTCGGCGAAATTAAAGCTATTAGCACAGTTTTGATTGAGTCTGTAGGCGTGGGCAAAAAATTGGATCACGCTATTTTCGATGAAGTAAAAAAGTAATAGAAGAAGACTGGGAGGCGGCTACGGCCGCCTACTTAGTTTTAAAGGGCCATACGTTTGACTACTTCTTTAGTCTCAGCATGACCGAGAAGGTTATGTGTAATATAGCTATGGAGAAGGAAAGGAAAGAACGTGTGGAGGTCGCTAAATTAGCAATAAAGGAGGTGCTCGGTGGCTAATAAAGAAAGGCTAGGCGTTGAACTCTACCTTGACGACAAAGGGTTCTCAAAAGGAATACAAAGCGCCCAACAATCGACGCAAAAGCTTGCGCAATCGACAACAGCACTCGCACCTGCGGTATCTTCTGCAGAAAAGAGTATGAGTGCAGCTACTAGTGCGGTACAAGGTATAGCGAAAGCCACAAAGGCTGCTGAGAGTGAACTATCCAAGCTAAAGCGTACCGGTAGTAATATCAAAGTTAAGATCGACGCAAAAGATGATGCTACTTCTAAAGTCCAAAAGATTAAAAGTGAACTCAATACCTTTAAAGGCAAAGTATACACAGCTACAGTTAACGTTAAGCAAAATATGGCCGGTGCTATGTCTAGTGCTGGTAATAAACTTAGTGGTGCTATGCTTGGAACTACAATGCAAATGGCCGGCATGGCTGGCATCGGGTTTGGTGTATTTGATGCCGTAAAAGGCTATGCGGACTTTGAAGAAGAAATGTCAGCAGTTAAAGCGATTTCAGGTGCTACGGCGGACGAGTTCCAAAAGTTGAATGAAAAAGCAATTCAAATGGGTGCGGATACTAAATTCAGTGCCTTAGAATCTGCGCAAGCATTCAAATATATGGGCATGGCTGGTTGGAAAACCAATGAAATGATAGGCGGTATCGCTGGTATCATGAACTTGGCAGCCGCATCAGGCGAAGACTTGGCTATGACTTCCGATATTGTAACTGACAGCTTATCTGCATTCGGTTTACAAGCTAAAGACTCTGCTATGTTCGCCGATGTGTTAGCGGCAGCAGCCACTAACTCAAATACCAACGTCGCTTTAATGGGTCAAACGTTCAAATATGCTGCACCAGTAGCCGGTGCATTAGGGTTTAGCGTACAAGATACTGCACTTGCTGTAGGTCTTATGGCTAACCAGGGCATCAAGGGTTCAGAAGCTGGTACTGCATTAAGAGCGATGATGACTCGTTTAGTCAAACCGACCAAAGAGTCCGGCGAAGCTATGGACATTTTAGGCTTAAATATCTTAGATGCGAATGGCAAGATGAAACCATTTAGGGATATTATCGCTGATATTCGCGAAGGCATGAAAAAACTATCTCCGGATAGTAAAGCGGCCGTCGCTGGTATGCTTGCCGGTCAAGAAGCTATGTCAGGCTTGCTCGCATTGGTTAATTCGCCTTATGAAGACTTTGATAAGTTAGCAGGTGCAATCGACAATTCTAGCGGTGCAGCCGAACGAATGGCGAAAATTCGCATGGACAATCTAAAAGGTGATCTAGAACAATTATCCGGTGATTGGGATTCGTTCACTACAAAATTAATGGGCGGTAGCATTGGCGGTTTTAGAGATATTGTACAAGGTATCGACAACTGGTTCGTAGGCTTAACTGAAAACTTTGAAACTAACGGTATTACCATTCGAAGCGTACTTGACGGAATAACTTCCGCTATCAAAGAGTTAGTAGGCCAAACGCTTAAAATGGAAGGTCTACCCTCTATTCTATCAGCAGCAGCATTAGCAGTTGGTGGTATTGGCGCATTTAAAATCGGTAAGGGTGCGTATGGTTTATTTAAAGGTTTAAAAGGCGGTGGTGGAACTGGTACTGGTGCAGATAGCACAGTAGGTGATATGACCGTTCAAGCCTTAAATGTAACTGTAAATGCAAGCAATATGACTGGAATGGGGCAAGGTGGTCCTATAGTCGAAGGCGGTGGCAAAGGCGTTAAACCTAAAAGCGGTGGCCGTTTTGGTAAGTTAAAAAGCGGTGCAAGTAAATTAGGTAACGGCTTAACAAAAGTTGGTGGTAAAATTGCTGTTCCGTTGGCATTAGCTATGGGGGCTTATGATATTGCGACAAGCGATGATAAAGCTCGTGCTGGTGTTGGTTTGGGCGGTAGCCTTGCCGGTGGCTTAGCTGGCGCTAAACTCGGTGCTATGGGCGGTGCTGCCTTAGGTTCTATTGCTCCTGGCGTAGGAACTGCCGTTGGCGGTGCTATTGGTGGTCTTGTAGGTGGTATCGGTGGCGCTATATTCGGTGAAGAAGTAGCACAACAGATTTATGACGGTATTACAAGTAACCTTGAAGGCTTGACTGAATGGTTCAGCCAAAAGTGGAATGACATTGTATCGACATGTGCTCCGGTGATTAATACTATAGCCGGAATATTTGGCTTTGCTTGGGACGGCATCGTTGCTATCTTTGGTCCGGCTGTTGATTGGTTTATTGGTAATGTATGGGAACCTATTTCTAGTGCTGCGAGTAGCATGTGGGAAGCCATTAAGGGGTTCTTTAGTGAAGCATGGGAAACTATTAAAGGGGTTTGGTCGTCTGCTGCAAACTGGTTTAATGAAAATGTATGGGGGCCGATTAAGAGTGCAGCAAGCGGTGTATTTAGTGCTATTGGTAGTGCTTTAAGTGCAGTACAAGCACGAGGCTCGCAAGTAACAGGACTTAAAGTAAACGGACATGCAACTGGTACAAATCACTTCGGCGGTGGTTGGACTGAGATTAATGAACGTGGCGGTGAAATTGTAGACTTGCCGAATGGTAGTCGCATTTATCCACATGCAACGACTGAAAAAATGATTGCGGATAGTTTAAGCGGTAATAACTCTGTTAACCAATACTCTATCAGTGGAAATACATTCGTCGTTCGTGAAGAAGCCGATATTGACCGCATAGCGCATTCGTTATTCTCTATGCTTGAAAGTGCAGAAGTTAACTATGGAGGTGTATAATGGCAAAATTAATCAGCGGTATCGGTAGGGCGTTATCGCTTTTATCTGTGATATTAGGTAAGAGCGGAAATAACTATCCTACAGTGATACTCTCACAAGGCGATGAACGATTAGTCTTGCCAGTAACTCCAACAAAGTATGAAGTAGGTAATGAACAGGACAATAAAAGCGTTAACATCACTCAAATAGGTGAAGCGTTATTATTTGGCAACCCTAAACTAATTACCTTGTCTTTTGAAAGTTTTCTTCCAGCTAAGGACTATCCATTCATTGTAGGTGATAAACGTAAACCGGCTGAAATTGTTGCTTTAATTAACAAGTGGAAAGAGTCAAAGAAACCGGTGAGGGTCATTGTTAGCGATGGCCCTATTAATTTAATGATGGCTATTATGGCATTCCCCTGGAAGAAGCAAGAAAACACCGGCGATTTATATTACACGCTTAGCCTTAAAGCGTACAAAGACTTAAATACATCCATGACAGCGGACGATGCAAAGGCTGTTGATGATGTAACAGGGCTAAAAGATAGACCTACAATCAACAATAAGCCCAGCACCGCAACGCTACATAATAAGGGTGCAGATATTTTAGATGCTGCCAAAAAGGCATACGGCAACTATAAGCACTATGAACGTATTATTCAATCTAACGACTTAAAGAATTTAGCGATTAATAATTTAAGTCAGTTAAGAAAGTTGAAGGTTAAGTGATGATTATTAAACACATAGGAACTAAAACAGTTAAAGATGAAAAAACTGGCAAAGATAAGCAAGTTCCAGTTGAAAACGATATATCACACTTGGTTAATAATTCGACATGGAGCGGTTCTCGTATTCAGGCAGCAAGAAAACTTGAATTTGTGTATACGCAAGAGCCTCGCGACCCTAACTGGCCTGTATATGCACTTGGTATTGGAGAAACTGTAAAAGCGTACTCTGAAGATAACGAACTGCAGTTTGTTGGTAATATCTATTGCACCGAACGTAAAACCTCCGCATCAACCATTACGGTAACGTGTTATGACAATATGTTTATTCTCAGTAAATCAAAAACTACCCGGAAGTTTACCAACATGACGGCTGAAGATATAACTAAAGCAGTCTGCAAAGAAATGGGTATTAAGGTAGGTAAGCTCGCTGAAACCGGTGAAAAAATAACTTTTATCGCTAATAACAAGTCAGGATATCAAATCATACTTATGGCTTATACGGAAGCAGCCAAAAAGACCAACAAAAAATATCAAGCTATGATGGAGGGCGATGAACTCGACGTCATAGAAAAAGGGTCAGTTATCGAAGGACTTGTAATCGACCAATATCGTAATATTACAGACTCATCCTATAAGGAAAGCATCGAAAACATGATTAATAAAGTCATGATTGTTGATGATAAGGGTAACTTAATTCGATATGAAAGCAAGGACGACCAAATCCAAAAATATTCTATGATACAAGCTGTATACAAGGAAAGCAAAAACAAAAACACGCAAGAGGAAGTTAAGGACATATTCAAAGGCCCTGAACGCACCGGTGTTATTGACTGCTTAGGCGATTATGATGCCTTGTCCTCGTATTCAGTTGAAATTAAAGATGTGATTACACAGTTAAGCGGTCAGTTTTGGATAAAGAGCGATACTCATAAATTCGAAAACGGACAGCATACTATGAAGCTCGAAATTGAGTTTGAAAACTTAATGACGAAAGAAAAGGTAGATCATTCCTTAGAAGCGAAGGAAAAGAAACGCTTAGAACGTGAAGCTAAAAAGAAAAACAAAACTCCTAAGGGTAAAGGTCGAAGGTCTACTAGAAAGTCAACCAAAAGAAAGGTAGAAATACATTATGCCTAAAGATATTCCGAGTGCTGCACATTCTATGGCTAAAATGGTTAATACTATTCATGGTATAGCCAAAGATGAACAGCCAATGGGCATGCGAATTGGACTTGTTACATCACCATTCCCTAACCTTGTTATTCGTGTAGATAATATCGACATTACAAATGAACAGATATATCTTAATGACTACTGGAAGCCGGACCACTATAGGGAAGCAAAAGGGCACATTATAAGTGAAACGCAACCTCGCTCTGGTGGTGGCGGTATGGCCTTATTCGAAAGTCATACACATGAAATTCATAACGATTATACCGATACGATTATCATGACTGATACGTTACGAGTAGGTGATGAGGTAACAGTATTCCCAGTATATGCACAAGGTGAGCAGTTGTATTATGTAGACCAAAAGGTGGTGAAATTATGAGTGCAGAATATCCATTCGCCGGTTCAACAAATATTAATGCTTATCAGAGCGAGGAGCTACCATTATTCGTTGAATACGATTGGGACTTTGATAATAACTCATTTAAATTCACCGCTAATGGTAATCGAATAAAAGTAACTGGTGATGATGCCTTAAAAGTTTGGGTATATAAAGCCTTAATGACGGAACGCAATCAATATTTGGCATATTCTACTCGTTATGGAATTCAGTTAAAGCCTTTTATAGGAAAGGTTATGAGTGTTAATGAACGATACAGTGAACTTAGACGAGTTATCGTTGAATGTCTTATGGTTAACCCTTATATCAAGTCTATTGATAGTATTACGTTCGATGAAAACGGCGATAAGGTAGAATGTTCCGTTGAATTAACCACAGTATATGGAGGGCTTAATATTAATGTTTAACATTCCGACTAGCGATGAAATACTAAAAGATTTACAAGATCAATGTACATCGCCCTATAGTAAATTTGAAGGTACGTTTGAATACGATGTGTTTTCATCTAACGCTATTGAGTTTATGAAAACATATGTTGAATTAGGCGAATTGTACAAAGTAGCGTTTGGTGATACAGCTTACGGCGATTTCTTAACCATGCGAGCTGCCGAAAGTGGTGTAATCAGAAAAGAGGCTACTAAGGCGACCGGTTACGTTACAGTTAAAGGTAACGGAACGCTACCAAAGGGCAGTCAATTCGCTACTCAAACCGGTGTTTTATTTGAAACACTCGAAACAGTACAAGTTAATAACTCAACAAATGTTAAAGTGCAAGCGCTTGAAGGTGGTGTTGGTGGTAATGTTACGGCACAATCGGTAACAGTTATTCCAATGTCTATTCCTGGTATTTTAAGCGTTAATAATGCAGAACCTATAGGTGATGGCTTTAACGCAGAAAACGACGAGGAATTAAGAACTCGTTACTTAAATCATGTTCGAACTCCTGGAACTAGCGGAAACGCAACTCACTATTATGAGTGGGCGATGTCTGTTGGTGGTGTTGGTGGTGCTAAAGTGCTTCCAGTATGGAACGGTGCTGGTACAGTTAAGGTAATTATTGTGAATAGTGAGTTTAGTCCAGCTTCACAAGAAATCATTAACAAGGTAACTAATTATATTGAAACTGTTCGCCCTATGGGTGCGGTGGTAACGGTAACAACTGTTACACCTAAGACAATCAATATCGCAGTTAGACCGGAAGGTAATTTTAATCAATCGGTATTTACCGAATTGGTTAAAGCGTACCTGATCGACATTGAACGACAAAACATCAAGAACTCATCTTTATTAAAAGTTGCGTATTCTAAAATCGGTAGCCTTGTATTAGATGCCGGAGCGACTGATTATACAAATTTAACGATTAATGGCGCTACTAAATCGATTGAATTAGCTGTTGATGATTTAGCGATTCTGGGCGAGGTGAGTGTCCTATGATTTTCAACCTTTTAAGGACTTATAAAGTCGATGTACTAAGATACTTGCCTAAGTACCTATCAAAGGATAAAACCTTTAAAGGAACGCAAGACTCGTTAAGCGAGGAACACGAAAAGCAACGCTTATTGATTATCGACATATGCAAGCAGTTGTTTGTTGAAACGGCAACTTGGGGTCTTGATGATTGGGAACGAGTATATGGACTTGAAAACAATCGCAACTTATCTATTGATGATAGGCGGGCCTATTTATTAATCAAAATTCAAGGATCGCAAACAATCACCGAAAACAAGTTGCAAGAGTTTATTAACCTTGTATATCCTCCTGGTAGTGCGGTAGTTAAAGAGAATACCGGACCTAATAGATTTAGTGTCCTTCTTGATACGGCTGACGCCTTAGACGAGATACGAAATGTAATCGAAGTATATAAGCCGGCACATTTGACATATGCTATAGCACATGAATTTAACGCTAAAGGACCGATTGTTGCTGTTGGTGCGGTAACTAATACCGAACGTATTTACATCACACAAGAAAAGCCTGATAAATCAATTACAGCACGAGGAATTTATGCTTGCCCTGTTGGTGCAGTCGCTATTAGAAGCAATATTAATTTACACTATTAAGGAGTTGAACCATGAGTAATTACAATAAAATTATTCCGACCTTAGCCGGTAGCAATCTATTGGTTGAGGCGATTAAATCTAAAAAGCCACTTATTTTTACTCGAATTGCATTGGGTGATGGCACGTTAACCGAAAGTGAAAGCCTTGAAACTTTAACAGCATTAAAGCACCCTATGGCACAGAATACTGTACAGGCGATTAACAGTCGAGGAAACGGTGAAATCGACGTTGTAGCGACTATTTCTAATGCAAGCGTTACAAGTGGTTTTTATGCTCGTGAATTAGGGGTATTTGCAAAAGTTGGTGATACTGGTACGGAAAAGCTATTCGCTTATACGAACGCCGGAGCACAAGCAAGTTATACCCCAGCTGGTACATCTTTAGATGAAAAGTTGATTACTGTAACCTTTTATATTGGTAACGATGTTAATGTTAAAATCAACCTTAACAGTCAACTATACATCACGCAAGCTGCATTAGATGCGCATAATTCGGCTACAAATGCACATCAAGACGCATTTAATAAAAAGTTAGACGTTACCTCAAACCAATATGCAAAAGCAATCGCTAAACATAATCAAGGCTTGCAAGTAACAAAAGGCGATAACTCACAAGAAGTTATTAACTTCATTACTTCTAACTATAGCGATAACGATATTAATAAAGTGCTTAACTTGGGTACACTTAAAAGCCTGTTAGGCCAAGGTGCTATCGTGGCATCTAAGCTCGACGCTAATGCGGGCTTTGTTAAATTTGCTAATGGTTTCACTATCCAGTGGGGAACTGGCGGACAAGATAATGTCACAAAAACGGAAGTAACATTCCCTATTAGATTTACAAGATTATTCATGGCAAATGCGATCGATGCGTATTGGAGTGGTTCTGATACACCTAGATATTTTGCAAACTCTGTAAGCGAAAGCAATAATACAAAAGCTGTATTTGTGGCGAGTGATAGATATGCCGCATCCTATTACTGGTTCGCACTAGGAATTATCTAATTACCTACCGCGATAAATCTGCCCCAAGCCGTAGTTTTATTTAATCCATCTTTCGCCGCCTGAGAATATACTTTAACCCCTGTTCTAGTATGCTCTCTAAACGAATGGACCTGGTTATCAACATTGTTACCATTCATATCATTACCAACTACTACGTAACACTCTCTATCAAAGGAAACAGGGAATGAAATTGTACCTCCTATTGGTACGTTAGTAAACGCTCCCCACTGGATATTAAGCTATCCCAACGGCTATCCAATGACACCATAGGTTATTTCTACCACCGAGTATGCGTCGACCAGTTATCATAAATTTCGTATTATCTGTTAAGAACATAGATAGTACTAAAGGGTCCCCATCAATGTTTAAATCGATACCGGAGATGCTGAACGCCGTCCTAAATGCTATAGGATAACTAATATACGAGCTTTGTGGTACGTTATTAACAGCCCCCCACTGGGGAGTTACTTTAATAATTCTACGGTTTTACGCAGTTCACGAATAGTTTTATGCGTGTATACCCTAGTAGTGATATCGCCTTGTTTGTGGCCTAGTAAGGAGCGTAACGTGTTAGGTGGCGCAACCGCATCAAGTAAACTGGCGAATGTGTGCCTGGTATCGTGGATAGTGTGCTTGCAGTTAAGATGCTTCATAATATCCCGGAAATGTTTACGGAATGTTGTATAGCTGATAGTGAATAGGTAATCGCTAGTATGTAGTTGCTCTATTATAGGCATGATGCGGCGATGTATAGGGATGATACGACCCTCGCCCGCTTTTGTTTTAGCGCGTCTTACGATAAGGTATGATGATCGTCTATTGATATCTTGCCCGCGTAAATTAAGTAGCTCACCGATACGTAGTCCGGTGTAGAGCAGTATTAAAATCATATGGGAATAAGAAGTATCTATTGCCCATAATTTGTTGATTTGTTGGCGAGTAAATACTTTTCGCTGAATCGTCGGTATATTGGGGCCAAGATTTAAGTGTAAGGCGTAATTAGTGATGGGGTAATCTTTAATGATTGCGTAATTAAATAATTGATTAAGTAACGTGCGGACTTTCTTACATGATGAGTAGGAAAGTCCTTTTACGTGCATGGAATTAATCACGTTCTGAAGGTGCTGAAAATGAATATCCGTGATAGGCATATCCGCTATGTTGGATATGTGTTTAAAAGCAATGTGATAAGAATTAACAGCACTATCAGAAATAGACTGAGAGTGAATAGGCAGCCACTCGTTAAATAGTTGCCTTAATGTAATGGTATTGCGTTGTCTACGTTTTAGCATAACAGCGTAACGGCGCATAATTTCACCTCCGAAAGGATACGACTATGAATCAATATGTATTTGTGTTAAACGAAATGGGCGAACGAATTACGTCCTATGTTGATAATACAGTAACGCAAGAGCAGTTGTTAGCAACTGCGAAACAAGAATGGCCAGATGCAGCAGATTATATTTACTCTGCAGATGGCGACAGCATGCTAGATGAATTTATGAAAGGTAAATTCTATGTAGACGGCAAATTTGTTGCGCCTGCTCCGTATGTTCCTACAAAGGAAGATAAGATTAACGCGATTAAATCTGAATACGAGCCACGCTTCAAATCCTTAGAAGAGGCTCAACGCAGATTGTTATTAATGGGCAAACCTACCGCAGCCATTAGCGCACAATATATCAAATTAAATACCGAAATGGTAACTCGTATTAAGGAGGTACAATAATATGCCTAAATATATCGGAGAAAGTAAAGTACCTGTTATGGAATTCTGTGAGTACTGCTGGGAAGTGCTTAACGAAGACGGAACATGCCCAACAGAGGGCTGTATCCATAATGATTTAATGGACGAGGTACACGAAGATGAAACTGCCAGTCCCACACAACTTTAATGCAATCAAAGGGGAAGTGATTTCTCTTAACATTGGTTATAACAATGTTGTTGCAAGCGAAAGTCTGTTCGCCTGTGTTCGTAAATATTCGCCGGACGAAGACTATAAAGCAAAGTTTGATATTGGTGTATCTACTGATGAGCTAGAAAGCGATGAGGCATCTAAAATCACTCTTTCGCTTGATACAAGCGCTTTAGAAGTCGGTAAATATCAATGGGACTTATTTCTTTGGAGTGGCGATCACCCTATTAAATGTCTTGTAAAAGGACAGATTAATATAGTTGAAGGTATTAGTAATAGGGGGAAATAATGGACGAACTACATATTCACGAAGACAAGGAAGTAATCAAAGTTAAAGACAATACTCAAATCGTTAAACTACAAGGCCCAAAAGGCGACCCAGGGCCGCCAGGTCCTCCTGGGCCTCCAGGCGAACCTGGTCGAAATGGTGTTGACGGTGAACAAGGGATACAAGGTATTCAAGGCCCTCCTGGACCTCCTGGTAAAGATGGAGTTAACGGCCTTAAAGGCGATCCAGGTCGAAATGGGCTAAACGGCGAACAGGGTATACAAGGGCCGCCTGGCAAAGACGGAAAGCCTTTTACTTATGATATGTTCACACAAGAACAATTAGAAAATTTAAAAGGCCCTAGAGGTGAACAAGGGCCACCAGGACCGCCTGGAACTGGTGCTAATGTAGATTTATCGCCGTATGCAACTAAACAAGAATCCGACAATCTGTATCTAAAAAAAGTAGATATAAGAAATTACCTCGCTATGATAGGCGACCCTAAATATGCGCTTAAAACAGAGTTAAACGATTATTTATCTAAAACAGATGCGACAAATAATTACGCTCAAAAGGGTTGGGCTACTCAAACATTCGCCTATAAGAATGATTTAGGTACTTTTATTAAGAAGAACGAGATTGCTCAATATGCGTTAACTCCTGGTGATGCTAGTACTCGTTACATTAATAAAATTGAAGGACAATCATTCGCTCAAAAATCTGAATTAAGTGATTATGTTAAGAAAGCCGAAATCAATCAATATACATCGGCTTCAAGCGTACAGCTCACCCCTGAACAGATTGAAAAGTTGAAAGGACCTAAAGGTGAACCTGGAACTCCTGGACAACGTGGGGCGGACGGCGAACGAGGACCGCAAGGGGTACCAGGACCACCAGGGCCTAAAGGGGAACCGTTTAAGTATTCAGATTTTACGCAAGAACAACTTAACGCACTTAAAGGACCTAAAGGCGATAAAGGCGAGCCTTTTAAATATTCCGACTTTACCGCGGAACAATTACTCGCATTAAGAGGACCAAAGGGCGACCCTGGAAGCGGTGGCGGACAAGTAACTTCACAACCAGTCGAAATATATGAAGTTGTTTGGGGAACGGCAAAAGCAGGTGAACGAGGTGCGGACAGAGGATATTTAGCATTCGACCCCTTAACTGGTTGGGGGTACTTGCATTTTGACTTTGTATTAACTGCCCCTTCCGGTAATGGTAACGTAGTCGCATCGCTTCCACCGAATTCGCCAGTTTCTGTACGATTAATAGAAAAAAGCGTTAATGTAAATAACAATAGTGTTTATGTTGAACGAAACAGCCGTATGATTAAGGCTTGGGGTGTACCGGCGAGCACTCGTTATATTATTGATATTATAGGATTTTGGAGAAAGGGGTAATGGCATAAAAGGGATGTGGACATGGCAATTTGAATTGAATGACATTTTAACTACGCTTACAATAGTAGGCGTAGTTGCGGGGGCGGGGTACAGACTACTGATTATCCCGCTACTCGAAAAACTGGACCTTCAAAGGATGCAAGATAATTTGATGTTTCAGGAAAAAATGGGCGTGCTTACCGATACGTTGAAAGACTTGAAAGATGAAATTAAGCTATCACGTGAACAGCGTACTAAGGCGTACACAGAACATGTGAAACTAACGTCTCGTGTCGACGGCATCGAAGCGCGTGTTGATGATATTAAGGAGGGGCTCCATGAACTTACCACCAAATCTCATCAACGCCGTTAAAAAATCATATCAATCTGTAAGGGTGGCTAACTTCCACCCTACAGGTATATTAGCCACAAGGGCACTAGTATTTATTATGCTAGTGCCTATTTTATTGGTGGTCACTCAATATGTTATGTCCTTTATTAGCGGGTATGTGTCAGACGAAGCTAATAAGTTGATTAATGTAGGCATTACTATTATTGACCACATATTCATACCTAGTGTCTTAACGGCTATTGTAGGGTTCTTGGGTCTTTGGATAGACCAAAATAACAATGGTATTCCTGATAAATTAGAAGAGGAGGATAAACGATGAAAGTATTTATTAATCCTGGCCACGATATCAACTTAGATAGTGGCGCAGTTAACCCTGTATATGGCACACGTGAATGTGATGTGGCCCGTAATGCGGGCAAAATGTTAGCACGGTATCTCGAAACAGCAGGATGTGAAGTCCGTACGCTACAAGATGATGATTTAGGTCTAGTATGTTCTGAATCTGATTCTTGGGGCGCAGATATATTCGTATCCCTCCACTGTAATGCATTTAATACAGAAGCTCGAGGAACTGAAACGTTGTATAAATCTTTTAACGGGCAACGCTTAGCGAACGACATTCAAAGTCAAATCATCCGCAGCATTAATACGGTAGACAGAGGCGTTAAGAAACGCGACGACCTTTGGGTACTAAATGGCACGGATGCAACTGCAGTATTAGTTGAAATGGCGTTCATTGATAACGAAGAAGATCACGCTATGCTGTCCAACGACCTTGATACTATCGTACGCGCCATTGCTAGGGGGATTACTGACTACGCAGGAGGGGCATAATGTATGACAAAATCAAAGTTTTACTTAATAGCCTTAGTTACCGCCATGCTGTTATCTGTGGTATTGTGCTCCTCTCCGTCTTTTGCTGCTGGTACATCTTCCACGAGCCAAGTGGAAGCAACAATCACGATTCCCTTAACACAGTGGAACGAATTGAAAAGCAACAACGAGAAAGCCTTGAGCTTAATCGAGACATCCAGCGCTCCATTGACCGAAGTGCAGAGCTTGGTCATGAAGCAAAGGGAAGAATTGAACGAAGCACACAATACAATATCGACATTGGAAACAGAATTGATGAAAGCCAAAATGCTATCCATGAAGCAAGAAGTTACCTTGTCAGAAATGTCGAGCTCTTTGATAGAATTGAAAGGGCAAATCGACAACGACAAGAGAACAATCAAACGCCTACGGATGCAGCGCAACCTATCCCAGATGGTGGGAGCGGGAGCAGTAATCGGAGTAGTGATCCATCGATAGAGAGGTGATCCAATTATCTCCCTAGCCTTACGAGGGCGGACGTAAGGCAAGCCCCAGGTAAATACTACCTGGGGCTTTTTGTGTTTGACATCATTTTGACATCAATTTATTAAAAAATATATAGAAATATAGTTAAATGTGATATTATAAAATGTAGTTAAATACTGTATTTACTGGGTTTATCTATAGTATGAAAATTAACTCTTAATCAGGGTGTCCAGGGTTCGAACCCCTGGTGGTCCACCAAA